AATCGGCTGACTATTTCTTCGGCTAGGCCGCGAGCATCGTTGTATCCGTCTGCAATCTTGACCAGTGCTTCGAAGAACTCTTTTCCATGCCATTCCAGGCGCCGAGCGTTCCACTGCTCTTGACTGCGCTGCCTTGAGACTTCGTCACGCGCCTTGACCGCATCGGGATCGTGCTGCTTGCAATAAGCGCCGTCAGGCCCGTGACCTCGCTTACGAGAGCACTGATTATACTTGGGCCAGTTCAGGCCAGCAACGCGCACACTTTCACAGCATCGCGAAAGGTCGGGCGGGATGTTTTCATAGCTTGCCCCATAGTTCTTGGGGTACAGATTTGATTGCTGCGTCATTTCTCTAACTGCTGATTATCGTCGATCTTCAACTCGAAAACATGGCAGATCCTTGGGCCGTCCTCTGGCTGATCCCAGATAACCCAAACCCAATCTTCGTCGATCTTATCGATGGTCCCCGACTTATCGCGCCCGCGCCAGATGACGCGCTGTCCCTTTTCAGTCGGAGAATCTTTGGGCCGTTTTGCCATCAAACTACCTATGAACGTGAATTGTAGCGCCCTTCACGAAGCGCGGAAATAGCCTACCGCTTTTCTCCCGGTCGGTATTCAGCTTCCACCGTATCGCCCTAGTGGTGCGCCCAAGTCGTTCAGCGATCTGCTCATGGAGCATTCCGAGATCGACGAGGCGGTACAACGTCGCTGTGTCTCGCTCATCCCAAGGCGATCTGTGGCCATTTAAGTTCATCGCGCTACCTGTCTATTAGATCGACTCTGCCAAAACTTCCTGCCGGCGTCGATGCCGTAATAGAAGGTCAGGCATAGGGCAATCCACCTCTCTCATGAACTCAAAAAACGGGTCACCATAGGGAAGCTTTGATCCCCTAGAGTTTCTGAACCTCGCCAGCAATTGGCGATGGGCCGATATCGCTGCATCGCGGATTGATGTCGGCGCCTTGTGCGATCCAGCCAGGGCCTTGATGGCGATCTTCTCTTCCTTGGTGTGGTCAATCTTCATGGTTCACCCAATCGACGCGTTAACGGCGCGGCCCGTCTTTTGTCACCCGCTCAATCGGGAACTCAAGTTCGGCCATCCATCGATACGGATATGGTCCGCGATCCATGCGCCACGCCCCCAACGGATAGGCGTGACCCTCGATGTGAGCCCACCAACCTCCGCGTCCTTTATGGACCGAAAACTTCTTTGCGGGTTGGATGATTGCTGGCGTCTGTTCAATCGGCATATATTTTCCTTGATGTCGGTCGGTTAGGGTTTTTTGATCTCAATGCACTGATATATGTCTCTATTGTCGTTAGACTTTTTCTTCCAATCGTCGCCAGCCGCCCGGCAGTTGGCTTCGGTGGGGAAATGGTATGGCACCACAGCGATGCTAGACCCGTAATAGACATGGGGCTGTAGGGTCAAAAACCAGAACATCACTTCGGGCACTTAACCTCTCCTTCGTTCGACGCGTTAGCGAAAGAAGCGTTCGCCGTGTTTGTCCGGCGGCGTGATGAACTCGGCTTCAAGGTGATCCATAATTGCAGCGGCATGATTATAGCCGAGGCCCATCTTGCGCTGGATATAGCTCGTGCATCCGGTCAGCTTTCCAGCTTCGCGGTGACGCTGCCGGAGAAAATCTCGGGCTAGGGTAAGCTGAACCCCGTCAATCGGCTGGTTGCTCATGTTCGTTGACCTCTCCTTTACTCGCAGTCTTCCGAGATGTCGTTCAGCGCATCTTCAACGTCGGTGCCTTCGATGTTCTCGTAGGCAATGACGGCCATCTGCCACACCGCAACCTCTTGCGGGTGGGTGGCTTGGTCGAAGCGGTATCCGTGCGCGACTTCGTATCCCAAGCGCCCGTAGAAGATGCGCGCCAACTCGTTGGCGTCGGCCACGATCTGGTGTGAAGTCCTCGGTTCGTTTTCGTCCATGGTTATGCTCCTAAAGGGCGCGTCAACAAACAATGGTGGGCTGGCTTTCGGGTGGGTATCGGCCTGACAGTGCCTTCGCCTCCCTACTCGCCAGTTTCGTCACCCGAGGGGCTATCCGCTGTCCATCGGCTCCCCACTCCGCTACCGAGAATCTACGACTGGTCAGCTTGTCGGTAGAGCCTGTGCCAGAAGTCCACCCACGACCGTCGTGGTGGGGGATGGTGGGACCAGATGATGCGAAGGGGGCCTTCGGCTCGCACGAGGCAGCCCCATCCCCTACAGCCATCTTCGCGCTACCGGCCACTACGCGACCTATAGGCCAACGCTGGCATCCGTCCACATGGCAGAAGCATAACGGTTCGGTACGTGCGATTGGGAGCATCATCTGGTTTCTCAATGTTCGTTATCTTGCCGATAGTTCTGAATTGGCCATTTCGAGCAAAACATCTGCGTGGCACGCTTGGTCGGTCCTGCACCAGCATGCGAGGTTCTTGCCTCGCAACAGCGCTAGATCGTCCATGCCGGAAGATGTCTTCGAAAGCCTCTCCCAACGAACACGGAAAAAGCGAACGGCCTGGTCTCGGGTCATAGCCGACGTCTGGTAGGGATTGCCCCAGCGGGTCGGTCGTCCAACATAGACAGCGCCTTCCGGCATCCGCCATCCCTTGGTCCGCTTTCGTTGGATGCGCTCTGGTTTCATCGCTAAGCTGCCATGAAGTCAGTAGTTGTCGCTCGGCCAGTCCTTGCCGTACCTCGACTTAAGATATTTCAGGGTGGCGATGCGCTCCTCGGAATCCATCACATCCATCGCCTTGAGGACCGTCGTTAGACGATTGATCCATGCCTCTGGATTGCGCGGCGGTTGAGCGGTCTTTGTTTTGGCCATTACTTAACCGCCTCAAGATCCCAGCCGTCGCGGCCGTTCTCGTGGTTTCGCTGCTCCACGCCAGACCAGAGCTTTGCCGCAGCCTCAGCCGCCTGTTGAGCGGTGTCGTAAATGCCTACCGGAAAGCCATCGATATCGATGAGTCGGAAGCGAACAGGCCGCGAACGTCTCTGTGCTGCTGGTGTGCTCGTCTGCGCACATGTTTGTGCTTCGTTCTGCAAATCAGGCACAGTTTCGTGCAAGGCAGACGCATTTTGTTCTGATGAAGTCATTGATTTCATTAGCTCCATATCAAAAGTTGCGGCCTCCGTCAGGGGAATTTCCTCTCACGTCTCACCCCTTATTTTATAGTCTTTCCGAGTTCTTCGCTTGGGAATTGTGCTTGTGGTGTGCTCGTCAGCCGGTCGGTAATGGTCTTATCCTCGATCGCGTGACCGTAGGTTTCGAATACGTGGCGGGCAGACTTCCACCCGCCATGCTTGGCGACCGTGACCGGATCGAACCCGGCATGAAGCATGGACGTTGCGAAGCCGTGGCGAAGGCAATGGGGCGATAGATATTCAATCCCCGCTCGCTTGCAGGCCGTCTGCCAAACCCTCACTAGCAAGCCCCTATGGCCATATTTGAACGGCGGCGCATCCTTTGATAGATTTGCCAAGGCAATGAACAGCGGGGCGGGAAGGTGGGCCGTGCGTTCAGCTCCGATCTTGGTTTGCCTAATCAAGACCGTCCGTTTTTGAAGGTTGATGTCCTTCCAGGTGACCGCCAGAGCCTCGCTAATGCGTGCGCCAGTCAAGAACATGAACATGGCAAGCGCGCCGATCTGCGGCTTGTTGGCCTTCGCAAAGGCTTGCACCCACTCCCATGTGGCCGGCGTCTTTTCCTTGGTCTCGACCTCGAACCGCTTGACGCGGATAGGCGGACACTGGCCTAGCTCGGCGCAATGGTTGATGATCGCCTGAGTGGGAACGATCACATGCCGATTCCACGTTGCCGTACCGGCCTTGGGATAAAGGTCGATCGCTGACTGCTTGATCCCTCCCGGAGTGATGTCCTTCACCAGCGTCTCTTTCCAATGATCCAGGATCTTGGATAGGAAGCGATCAGGCTTCCCAGCCTTCAAATAAGCGGCGGCGGCGTCCGAAAACCTCAGGACTGCTTGGGGGCCATCAAGACTACGTTTGAACTCGCGGGCCTCGATGCGGTTCGCGATTTGCTCGGCGACTTCCTTGAGAGTTGTTCCCGTAGTTTCTCGTATGACACGTCCGGCAACCTTGCCCCTGACGTGGTAGACTTCGCCCCTCTTGTAGACCGTGAGTGGCATCGGAATGACTCCATAATGGCTAGGACATCCTCTTCTGTGAGGGCGATCCTATTCTTTCCTAAAATCAGGCAGGCGTTAAGTTCTCTTGCACGCTCACGCACACGTCTTTCCGATGTCCCCAACCTCTTGGCGACTTCCCCAGGTTGATAAAGGTCGGGCATCGGCATCAAAGTTGACCTTGAGTTAAAGCTATTTCATCCGTTTGGCTTCGATTTGCTGTTGCTGAAGCGTCTTGAACTGCGTCGCCCCGCCGTCATGGAAGTCCTCGCAGAAGCGCTCGTAAGCAGCCTCAGCCTTGTTCTGCTCACAGTCGTCACAGATGAACTCGCCATATTCGTTTTCGACCATCCAAGCTTCGTGATTGCATTCGTCGCATAGGGTATGTCTGCGGGTATCGGTGGTCATGCCTCATCCCTCATTTTCTCGTATTCGTAATCTGGATCGCGAAAGCTTTGCCGGCACTCGCCGGTGCAGCCGCTTGGCTGCCAGCCGCCGCGGAATTCCCAGGGAGACGCGCCACAATGCTCGCAGCGGTCATCGTCAGGGTTGTGCGTTTTCCAGTCGTCGTATGACATCTGGATCACCACGCGCGGGCTTGTTCGAGCGACATGCAACGGCTCAGACCGTTGTGAGGCACGAAGGAGTAAAGATTGCCGCTGCGGCGTTGACGGAGGACGTACTGATCTGGAAGGTAGTTCTTCGGGGTGGCGATTTTTTCGAGGACTTCGAGATCGTCAACGAACCCGACGCGGACTACGTTTCCGATGGACCAGTCTTGCTTTGCTTTGCGGTGGAAGGCCATGTTCATCTCCCGTTTCGATGGGATAGATGATATCAGGTATTCGACCTTTTGCAATAGGTGATGTCGTTTATTTTGGCCCTTGTAACAATACGTGATATCATGTATTGTCGCTGCCATGGGACGCAAACAGATCAACGAAGAGCAAATGCCGGCCCGGCTTCCGGGAGGAACCCTAGAGCGGATCGACGCCGTTTTGGACCCGGAAACCAACGAAAAGCGGGCAGACTTCCTTCGGGAAGCTGTGGAACGGGAACTGAAAAGGCGAGAGCGCATTGCACGCTAACCCCGAGATTGCTTTGCTTTGTGCATCTTCAGAAGTGGAACGCGAACTGCCGAATACTGATCGACAGTGTAATTTTCAATGAGGTCTTCGATCGCGAGCTTCTTGGACCTGAAAACACCCTCAGAAGAAAACCAGAAATCGTCCTCCTCGCAGTAGCCAACAGCAATCCACCCGAACTTATGTCGGTTGTTGCATCCTGTGCTATCGCGTGCGGGCATCATCCCTCCTCCATACGAGTTAATGTGCTTATCGTGATCCGTTTACGACCAACATTTTCTCTTAATTCAACCGCCCCATCCCGGCGATAGACTTTTAGATAATGCATTGCCTCACCCATCGCGATATCACGATTAGCGGCGGAAACCGAAGCAACGCTGATGCCGTCCTGCCAAATCTCGAATGTGAACCAGTTACTCATTTCTCATGCAAACCCGAGGTTATAGCGGAAGAAAGACGTTCTATTTCATCGGCTGCGTCGCGCATTTCGTCCGTATCGATATCATCCAAGGTGATCCATTGGGTGGGAGATCCGATGCGGTCTCTCGCCTCATCTATCCATTGAGCCTGTTGTCGCAGCCTATCGGCATATCCAAGCGGGTCTTTGTCCATGCGCACTAACCGATGGTTTAATCGACTTTGATCGTTGCTGCGGGCCTGACGGAATAAATCTTTCCGCTCTGCTTTACATAGCCGAAGCTCACCGCGTTATTGATAACGGTTGCCTCGGTGATGGAGTGGACAAGCATGCAAAGCAGAAAGATACCCGCCAGCGTGAGCGCACCCATGAAAGCCGAAAATCCGTCGAACATGATTGCTCCTTTTCAACTCGTTATCGCAACTCGGTTGTTGCTTCGACGCCAGACATTATGCGGCGCCCCTGCATGACCATGCCGACTGACCATCCTGCCTTGCAGGTCGCCAACCATTGTTCATAGGTCGCTGTCATGTTGCCGAAGGCGCTCGCTCCACTATCGGCCAGCCAGCGCGCCAGTTCCTCAGGCGTCGCAAAGGCGGGCGAGATGGGTGTGCCCTCACTGGTGTCCTCGTACATCATCAGCATCGTCGCTGTGCCTTCTGGAAACACCGGCATATAGTCGTCGGGACTGGGCCGTGGCCCGCTCCAATCGGTGAACGTATCGCAGGCCAACGCAGATTCACATTTTGGCTCCCACTTCTGGTCGCCCTTGCCGTAGCAGCGGACCTCGCCGCGTTGCCAAGCCGTCGTATTCCTCGCTCCATATAGCATCGGCTTCGGAAAACGAGCCTTTCAGCAGCGGGATATAGCGGCCATCGCCGTTCTTCGGATGCTGCCAGCCGGGAGGAACCATTCTGATCTGTCGTCCCATTTTCAGTCCTTTCGTATTTCGTCAGTTAAGTCTGTGTCGTCAGACGTTGATCCGGAACGGTTGTCGGGGTGGTATGACGTGCCGCGCAATACTCTGCCCTTGTGTTCTGCCAGCTTGGCGAATGCCTGATCGGTCTCGTCAGTTTGCGCCATTTTTCGCCTAGCGAATGAAATTGCAAACCGCAATGACGCTTTGAATATCTCGCGCTGCCCCTTCGTCGCTTTAACCTCATTGACAGACTCCGCCAGATATTCGACGAAACGATCGTTGGCCGTAACAAGCTGTTTGCGCAATTTCTCGATTTCGGCGGCGTGGGGCAATGCCAACCCGTCAACCATGTGCCGCACCATCGCAATAGCTTGCGTTGCATCGAAAAGATTGGTGCCGAAAGGCATTGGGCGCGGTGAACTCGGTTTTCTATGAGCGCCGCCACCATACATATTCCATTGTCTTGTGAATCTGATCCCGGCATCAGGCTTGAAGTCAGAAGGAAGTTGCCATCCGAGGAAACGATCAGCCATGCGCTTGATCGTTTCCTCACTAATGGGAGCTGCTGGGGTTTGCTCGCGCGCCATCAGCGCGTGCCAGTCGCGCAACGGTTTGACAATCACATGGCCCCCAACGTCAATTCCGATGCTATCATCGGTGGTAGCAAAGACGCGCGGAGCATACGGGTCCTGCGACACTATCGGCCACAGGTGGGTATCTGTGTTCTTAGATTCGACTGGTCCAGGTTCTGGTCCGCTCATGGGGCCTCGCGTAGATTTAATATTAAGTCGAAACGTGTTTCATGATTGCTCGCCCGATGATTTCCGGGATTTGCGGGACGACTGAATTTCCAAGGGCGTGCATTCTGTCCACCCGATCTGGTATCCCATCCTCGCCTCTGCCCAAGACGGGCGAATCAGCCCCGTCGAGTTCGGGAAAAGTAATCGGAGAACAGAGGGCAAGTCCAAGCCGCGCGCTGATTGCTCGCGCATCCGCTCCGATCGTTCTGGCTTGCAGCCCCCTCGGTAATCGTGCGCCGTCACTGTTGGCAGCATCTTCGCCCACTTCTTCCGGGCGTTGCTTCCCCCAGCCGAAGTGAAGCGGGAGACACCCTGCGCTGTTGGGGTAGGCAACGATCCAGACACGATCTCGCCAATGATCGGCACCAACGGCGGCAGCAGGAATGCAGTGCCATTCCGCATCATACCCGAGCGCGGCCAAGTCTCCGAGAACTCGGCCCATCCCTCGAACAAGCAGGTCTGCGACGTTCTCCACGACGACGTATCGCGGTCGAAGTTCGCCAATAATTCTGGCGTACTCGCTCCATAATCCCGAGCGCTCGCCGTCAATTCCGATACGCGCTCCGGCTGAGCTGATGTCCTGGCACGGAAAGCCTCCGCATATGATGTCCACAGGTCCGACTGCCGCCCCTGTGATGGTTCTAACGTCGTCGAAGATCGGGATGCCAGGCCAGTGCTTGGCGAGGACTCGTCGGCAGAAGGGGTCAATCTCACAGAACGCGACGGTTCGCATCCCAGCTCTTTCGAGCCCGAGGCTGAATCCGCCAATTCCTGAGAAGAGATCGAGGACATTCACTTTTTGCCTATATTCCCAATTAGGTCTGCGGCTTTACCAACCAATGAACTGGATCGGGTCCGGCGCAATTTGTTTTGCCTCAACTTTACCAGCGACGAGATCGCGAATTCGCTTTGCGACATTGCGCTCTCCGCGAGCGCCTTTTGTGTTGCCCTGGTAGTAGGAGGCGTTGAACAAAAACGCTGCCTGAAGTTCGGATATACCGAATACATGCATGGCGGCTCGGTCGTAATCGCGACGGCGGCCGTTAATGGTGGTTTCGACCCAAATGCCGTCTGTCTTGTATGAAAGGCCAGCGCGCTTGAATTCTCCGGAAATTGCTGCCAATCCCATCGCGCAAGCAACGGTCCCGCAGTTCAATGCGGGCTGATAATCTTCCGACCAATCCTCGGCCACGCCGACATAATCGAGATCAAACTTGATTCCCTTCTTGTTCTTTGCGTCGGCCTCAAGCATGTCGGCCAGCTTCAAAAGACGCCTCTTGTTCATTGTTTTCCCCTTTTAAAAATCGCCTTAACTTCCCATCAGTGCGATGCCAGAAACGCAAACACGAAGAGCCAGAAAATCAAACCAAGCGGAATCATGTCTTGTTCGGTCACCGCAGCACCACGCTTCCATCGATCTTTTTCTTGAACCTGGAATCGCGCGAGCAGGCGAATGTTGATCGTTTGCGAATTCCAAAATGCTTCTTGCTCACTCGCGCATTCTTCGACTTGATCGCGACATCCAGTTTCGTTTTTTGCTTGTGCGGCTCGACTAGCGCAGGAGCAAGGTTAGATTCACGATGCTCCCCGCCAGCAACAAGAGGCACAATATGATCGCACTGCCACGCCTCGCCAGCGCGAATTGTGCGTCTCGATATATGGCATATGCCGCGATACCGCTCGAACACACGAAGACGAACGCGAGGAGGAATCGCAGTATCATCTGTCTTTCCTATCCATTCGGGAACTGATCGGCTCATGCTCCGATGCGCTCCTTTGCAAGCCAACCCTGATATTCCTGATCGAGTGTGTGCCATAGAACGCGGGCGCGATGATCAATGCCAAGTTCAACGCGAGAACGAACGCCGCAGATCAAGCGAACGCATTCCGTTGCGTCTTGACTTTCGTGCCAATCATCCGGCTTTGTCTCTTTGAGGAAAGCCGCGAAAGTCGGCTCAGCACATCGAATGCCGGCCTGTTGCTGCGGTTGAAGTTCTCGCCAGTCGCGTTTCCCGGCAGGCGTACTCGTACTCACCTGCCGGGGTTGCGCCGCCTCCGCCGAAATTGCTGCTATTCCGAACCACTGTTCAGTTCCGAAATTCGGCATCCCGCCCAAGACCTCATATGCCTTATCGGAATCCTCAATCGGAATTTCGAATACGACCTGGACAACCTGTCTCGTCTTGACAAGCTTCCAATCCGAGTATGTGGCGCGGAATGCGGTCACGCTCTCTGCCCCCGATAATATCGCCAGACTGCTTTTTGGACCGCATCTGTCGTATAAGTCTGCCCATTATCGCGGATCAGGCGTAATGCAACTTCTCGCCAGTTACGCCAGATCAGCCAAAGTCGAAGGGCTTCTCTTGTATTGATGCTATCGCGCATAATCATGCTGCCTGCTGAGATTTAGGAAGCTTGGCAATGACAAGCGCCTTGAGTTCATCGACCTCGGATTGATAGAGGCCGAAGTCGCGACGGGCCTGCATCTGCTCTTGCGAGGACCACCAATCGCGAAGCTCGGTGCCGCTCAAGACCGCAATCTTATCCTTGCACTTCCCGATGAAAAGCTGCTTGCCATCGACTTCATCGACGACATTGGCCTGAGTGCGATCATAGAGCGCGAGACCAAATGGATTGCCGAACGTCATCAAGGCGCGCTTCATCGCATCCGTTTCGGCTTCCTTGATTGCGCTTTCGTGGGCCTGACCCAGATCCTGGTCGATGCCATGGCCAGCGCCGACGCCCTCGCGCGTTACTATGCTGTCGCCAGCGAAGGCGATGATCTTGACCTTTGCGATATAGGAAACGCCGAAGCCGGGCTTCTTGGCTTGGCCGATTTCTCGGTCCTTTTCGGCAACGCATTTGAGATCGATGGTTTCGCGGGTCCAGCCATCGAAACCGAAAATGCGATTGGCTTCTGCAATGGCGTGCCATCCCTCGATATAGGAGACGCTGCGACCGCCCTGCTGGCGTCCCTTGACGTTCTCGCGGCTGAGGGGAGAGGCCAAATCAGCCTTTTGTTTATCACTGAAACTCATAACCCGTTTTCCTTCTGACCATCACGACGACGAACAAAGCAGGGGCAATGACCTAGATTTATATTGGCGCAGCGGTTGTATGGCTCGGCATGGACCCATAGTGTCGGCGCAACGGCATTGAGGTTTTCCAGTCGAGGAAACTTGACGCAGAGCCATGAGCGCGGAGATTGTTTCCGGCTTTGCTCATGCACGTTGTCGCAATCCTCACATGGCGTGATGTGGGCCATTGCAAATCCGTTGAATAAGTTGGCTAAGACGCGCATGTGCAAGCTCGAGGTCGTCGATTTCTGATTCGAGCTGATCAGGCGGCAGCTCGAATAAATCTTGCGTGGCGCGCATCAGCGAATAGACGCAAACCTCAGCTTTGATTTCTTCATCAGTCGGGCCGTGATAAATTCCAAGCACAGGATGATGTTTGTTCATGAGAACCATCCTTCGAAAACGGCAAATACAACTGAAGCTGTGAGGATGAGTGTTGGCGTTCCGAAGATCGCCAGCAGATCAATGGCCATGCCGCCAGTGAAACGGGTGCTCATGCGGGCTCCCAATTCTTGCGATGGTCGCGTGCGTGGTCGAACCTGATAGCGCGATGATCCACGTCAGGCTCTGGCGTTTCGAAGAAGCCTGCCTCGGAAAGCAGCTCATTCGTCACGTCTTCGACGAGGCAGTCACGGATGCGATGAATGAATGAGATGTTGGTGAGTTCGCCGGACCGGATGAGATCAACGACGTTGCGGCGCGTCTTCTCGGGATCGACGATGGCCTCGCGGCCCCGACGCCCGTGATCGATCATGCAAACGAAGTATTCCATTGCCGTGCTCCGATTTGATGCGGAGATAGTTGCACAAGTAGCAACCATTGGCAATAGAAAATATGCACAACTTGCAACTTTTTTCTAGTGAAAAGCCACAAACATAATTAAATCATATAGTTATTTGGATCCGACCTTGCGATCGGGGAAGGCGGCCTCGAGCATTTGCCGGGCTCGCGCGAGTTCGTCTTCCGTGCGGCCCTGTAGGAACCTGGCCAGCCAATCCAGATCGGGGTCCACGAAGATATCCACGGGATCGTGGCCCTTGCCGAAAAACTCGCCTAGTTTGGCCGCCCAAGGGGAGGATGGCGTGCTGGGCTTTTCATCATCCAGCCAGCGAGACAAGAGGCCTTTGTCCACTCCGAGGCTTTCGATTAATTCGCTTCTCTCGGTGTTCTGGCGCTCCATGAGCTTCGCAAGATAGTGCGGGCGTCTTGGCTGCCGGCTGGCGTAGATGCGCTCTACGGGGCGTTTCTGAGGCTTGGCGGGCATGGTTGCAAGTATGTCAATCATGGCTTCCGAAGTCGTTAGCGGCTTGTGCAACAGTTGCCCTTGACCATCGTTGTTAGTTGTGCAACTATCTCCGGCCATGAGCAAACAACTAACCGTCTTGTTGGCTGAGAAGGGACTTCGGCACGCCGATTTGGCGCGCAAGCTCTCGGTCGATAAAAGCACCGTCACCCGCTGGGTTGAACGCGGCGTGCCCTTGGTTCGAGTTTTCCAGATCGAAAGGGAAACTGGCATCCCCCGGGAAAAGATCAGGCCTGATTTCTTTGAACCCGATGAGGCGCACGCATGACGCCTCGGGAAAACGATGATCGTTCCCATGGTCGCTCCCGGAAGTATTTTTGGCGCTGGTATGTCGGGAGCATGACAAACTTACGCGGCACTGACAATTTAAATTTGAGTTTATCGATTCCGCACCGCGCAGGTAGATCGCTGCGTTTTGAAGGGTCGCGCGTAACTCAAGCGAGATCATCACGGGGTTTTGTTTTTGCGTTGGGGGTTGCGTCATGCGTGCAGTTATCGGTGGGAAACTCGACAAAATCGACGGACAGAAAAAACCAATTCCGTTCGAGGGACAAGAAACCAAACAAAATCAGGCGGAACGCACGGACAGAATTGTCCGCAACGTCGTTTCGATTTCAGCGGCGCGCATCAGTTTTGGCGATCTCGCACGCTTCGCGTGGCCTCAAAAGGCTGAAGCCAACCTTTCACTTCTCACCGGATACGACGGCCGCACATGCAGGCGATGGCTTGCGGGTGACACCGAGCCGCCGGCCGAAGCTCTTGGCGTCATTCTCGCTGAGATCATGAAGCGCTTTCACCAGCGCTGAGTTGTTTGTTGCATCACCGCGTCGCGCCGGCCTGCGGAAGGGCCATTGGGGGTCATTATGCGATGGCAACGCTTCCTATCAGCCCTTTTATCTTCGATCCGGACCGTCGTTTCATCCTGGATGAGCGCAAATTCTTCGAAGACATCATCGTCGGATATCTCGACCTTGAAGCGGCGCCGCCGAGCTTTCTGAGCGCGCCTCGTCCGGAATATCTCAAGGCAACTGAGATCGCTCCTCTTCTGAAGACGGTGTTCGCATGAGTTCTGCCGGAGTGGTGATGCCTTCGGTGGATACGGCCGGCACGTCAAGCCCCACACCCCCGCGAGACGTGCCGGCCAAACGTTGCGAGAACTGCGGAAAGCCTCTGGTGCGAAAGCGCCAGCCTAACGGCAAACTTCATTCTCTCGCGTATCAGCGCAAGAAGCGATTTTGCTCCCGGACCTGTGCTGCGATCGGGAGGAAACGGTGATCAAGACAATGGCCGATGTTTTACGACGAATGGAGGATCGCATGAAGCTATCCGAACAAATCGAGCGGACAAAGCGTGAGCTGTCGCGCGTCAAGCCAAGATCCTATCGCCGCGTTGAGCTTGAGACGCGGTTGAAGCTTCTGATGATCAGGCAAATCAAACACGAAAACCGGCAGGACAAGCGCGCTGCATGACTCGATGGTTTCGATTTTACGATGACGTGATCAACGACCCGAAAATCCTTCGGCTCTCGGACAGGCTATTCCGAATTTGGATGGGGCTGCTTTGCATTGCGTCAAAGCATCATGGGATTTTACCCAGCATTGAGGATTGCGCTTTGCTTCTTCGCATGAAAGCCGACAAGGCCAGAGAAGTGATGACCGAGCTTGCCGGCCATGGCTTGCTGGATACGGATGGCACAACCTGGGTTCCTCATAATTGGAACGAAAGGCAGTTTGTGAGTGACGCTAACGATCCTACCAATGCAGCTCGACAGAAGCGTTATAGAGCGAAGCAAGCAGCGTTACGTAACGGTGTTACGGCCGTTACTGACAAACGACCAGAGACAGATACAGAAACAGAAAGAAAGATTCTATCTGTTGAGAGAGGCGGTTCGCTCGCTACGGCGCCCAATGGGGGCGCTCTTCGCTCACCGCCGAGAAAACTCTCCAACCTTCCCAATGCGAGTCCTGAACTTGTTGCATCCCTTACGAAAAAAGGGGCTTTGCAATGAGCGCAGTGCGCTGAGAGACCTTTCGTTCATTAGGGGATTTTTATGCCTTTCCAAACACATAACCCGAGACTTTCCGATCAATGGACGCCTGAGAGAATAACTATTTTGCTGCAATTGGACGCCGAAAACAAACTCAGCCGCGCAGGCATCGCTGGGGAATTGCGCCGATTAACCGGGTGTAAATTCAGCCGCAATGCGGTCATCGGAAAGCTTGCCAGGCTTGGTGTTCCGAAGAAAGAACCTCGCCCGATGTCGAACCGGGTCAGGCGCGATCTCGAAAGACCATTCCGTCCGAAAATTTTCAAACAAATTCCAAAACCGCCAGCAGAGCCATTGCAAGACTCGCTGAAGCTTTCCCTGAATGACCTGACCGAAACCACCTGTCATTTTCCGACAAGCGCTGACGGCCCTCCCTTTGAGTATTGCGGGCATCCTGTGAGTTGTCACAGCTATTGCGCCGCGCATTACCGGCTTTGCTACGTCAAGCCCGCTAGGCCAAATCCAGAACAGGCGGTTCTGCGAGTTATCAACCGCCGCCTATTTCAAAAATCGCTGCTGAAAACTTCATGTGAAGCAGCGTAAAAGGAATTCAAATGCCTGATCATCTGGAAGCCGCACAAAGCCTGATCTTGCAGCTAAAGCTGCCGGCGCAATTCCATTCCGTATGGGTGCGAACCGATGTTGACCAGGAGACCAGGGAATTTGTGAAAAGCCTGTGCGTCTCAATCCGTCCAGCTCACGTCAACAAGGTTCAGGTTCCGTCCGAGCACATGGGATTTCCTGTTGTGCAAGTGCCCTGGCCGAAGGGTAGCTAATGGCCAGGCTTCCTACTGATATCAAAGCTTTAGCGCGCGTTCATACTGAGACCGCACTGCATACGCTTGCCAAGATCATGACGACAGAGGATGCGCCGGCGGCCGCTCGAGTTGCGGCGGCTCAAGCGCTATTGGCGCGGGGCTGGGGTCAACCTCAGCAGTCGGTTGAAATATCTGGTGAAATTACTTCGAAGGTCATTCGTACACCAATGATATCGCCCGACAATTCCGCTTGGCTCAAACAGCACGGGGATCAAAATGCCTCTCAAGAAATCCACTAGCAAGAAAGCTTTCAAATCCAACATTCGCGCCGAGGTCAAAGCAGGCAAGCCCGTCCGTCAGGCCGTCGCAATCGCGTATTCTGAAAAGCGGGCGGCCGAGCGCAAGAAATGAAAATCGAACGCGATGCATTTCTGTTCCTCAAGCCAATGCACTTGGATGAGGACTTTGCACAATGCGGACCGTGCCGGATGTACGTTCCTGCCGAGGCCTTGGACGGCAAGATGAAGGGCCGCTGCATCCTGCACGGCTCAAAGGTTGATATCGATGAGGACGACTCCTGTGGGTTCATGGCGCCATGGCCAACGTCTGACGGCAAGCCAAATCCGAAGGTCGTTGGTGATCATGCTGCCGAACTGCTGAAGAACATCCCAGGATCTGTGACACCAGAGGATTCTGGCTTGGTCTCGCGTCGCGTTCAATGCCATCGCTGCGTCTATGCAGATCAGTCGGTTTCGAAATGCGGGCTATATGCCAAGCTTAATCGGTTGATGTCCGATGAGTTTAATCTGGACACGAAGATCGAGCGGCATTCGTGTTGCAATGCTCAAATGCCAAAGAACAGCATGAGAGAGACCATTGCGCAGGCGGTGAAGGGCTAGGTGGCCAAGCCTGAATATGAGGTCATCTGGGAAGCTCAGCGAAAGCAAGCCGCCTTCATTGCGTGCCCCTGTGATGATGTAGCTTTTGGCGGGGCTCGAGGCGGTGGCAAATCAGATGGCGTTGTAGGGGATTGGGCGAGCCATGAAGATGCTTATAAGCAACACGCGATTGGCCTCGCGCTACGACGTGAGCGAACTCAACTCATTGAGCTTATTGAGCGAGCTAAGCAAATTCTTGTCCCGATCGGACACAAGTGGCACGAACAGGATAAGTATTTCCGTGGACCAAATGGGGGTCGTCTCAGGTTTGCCTATCTGGAAAATGACAGTGACGCAGACGCCTATCAAGGTCATGGCTATACCCGCCTGTACTTCGAGGAAGTCGGCACGTTCCCGAGCGAGGCGCCGGTTGCCAAGCTGATGGCTACGCTGCGATCTGGTGCCGGCGTGCCATGCCAAATGAAGTCAACCTGCAACCCGGGCGGTCCAGGTCATCAATGGGTCAAGGCACGATACAAGCTCGATACCAACCCGAACGGCATGGAGATCTACAAGTTCGAGTTTGTGAACCCGTTCACAAAGAAGAAGATCGAAAAGACGCGGGTGTTCATCCCGTCCAAAGTGATCGACAACAAATATCTGGGCGATGACTATGTGGCGAACCTATTTCAAGTCGGATCAGAAAACCTCGTCAAGGCGTGGCTGACTGGCGATTGGTCGGTTATTGAAGGCGCATTCTTCCCCGAATGGAGCACAGAAAAGCATGTCATCAGACCGTTTGAAATCCCCGCCAACTGGACAAGATTTCGGTCAGGTGACTGGGGAAGTGCAAAGCCGTTTTCAATCGGTTGGTGGGCCGTTATCGGGGATGAGTTTGTATTGCCGCTATCTGGGGGAGGGCGCGTACTCCCGCGTGGTGGACTTATTCGTTACCGCGAATGGTATGGAGCTTCGTCGCCAAACGTCGGGCTCAAACTTCCCGCCGAAGACGTCGCCCAAGGCATAGTTGACAGGGAACGGGATGAGCCACGAGACATCGACGGAAACCCGGCCATTACCTATGGGGTACTCGATCCCGCTGCGTTTGCGTCTGATGGAGGTCCAAGCATCGCAGAGCGCATGGCTAGTCGTAAGGTATTCTTCCGACGGGCCGATAATGCCAGGGTATCTGCCCGAGGAGCTATGGGTGGCTGGGACCATGTACGTGCGCGTCTCATCGGAGACGGTGAGCGACCGGGGATTTATTTCTTTTCCACCTGCCGAGACTCAATAAGAACGCTGCCGGCGCTCCAGCACGACACCAACAAGCCTGAAGACGTTGACACCGAGTCTGAGGACCATGCGCCGGACGAAATTCGGTATGCCTGCATGTCACGACCTTATGTGAAGCAGTTTATAACCCGACCGGAGCAAAAGCTCCTTGCGGTCGGTGCGGGCAATCAAGTCAGCCTTGACGATCTCTGGGAGGCGAAAGCGCCGCGCAAAAACCAGAGGGTCTGATGTCAAGGATTTCAGAACTAGCTCACGAGATCGAGCATCTATCCGAGCAATGGACCCATGCGGCGGCGGCGCGGTTGAAACGCATTGCGGCCGAGCTGCATTTGATTGCATCGCCTCCGATTGAGCCGCCTCCAGTCGAAACGCCGGCGCCAAGTGTGATCGAGCGCGCGGATGGCCAGATCGTTGAGGATCATCCATGACCGACTCAACCTTGATGACCAACCCGGTTACGCCCGTCATTAACGGCGCGGCGCTTTCGGCGGCGAATCCCCTCCCAGTTCAATCAACGCCATCACTGCCATCAACGGTGACAGCAATTGCAGGCAATGCGACTGGCACTACAGGCGCCGTGGTTGGCACGCTGACATCAGCAGCGGCAAAGACGGCTTATATCTCCGGGTTTACGGTTTCGGCGATTGGTGGCACCGCTGCGGTTGGCCCTATCACAGTCGCGGGGCTTGCTGGCGGTTCTCAGGTTTATTCGCTGAACTCGTCGGCGGGCGGAAGTACGCTGGTGGTTAACTTCGCACAGGCAATCCCTGCCAGCGCAGTCAATACCAACATCACGGTGACGACGACGGCTGATGGCACGGCCACCGCAGTTGCAGTCAACTCATGGGGCTTTTTGCTCTAAGCCATGACAATCGCCCTCCAACCAGATCAGGAGATGGCGGCTCACTGGAAAACCCAGATTGAGCAGTGCGACAAATCTACTGAGAAATGGCGCAAGCGCGCTGAGAAGATTTCCAAGCACTATCGCGATGAGCGCGAGGACTCAGACAAGGGCATTGCCAAGCGCCTGAACCTGTTCTGGTCCAATGTCGAAACTTTGAAGCCTGTCATTTATTCCAAGACGCCAGTTCCAATCTGCGAACGGCGATTCTTGGACAAGGACATTTCGGGCAGGGCGGCGTCAACCATTCTTGAGCGCGTATTGCGATACGAAGTAGCGATGAGCGGCTTCGACCCTACTATGCGCCGCTGCCGGAATGATTATCTGATCCCAGGTCGTGGCCAGTCGTGGGTTAGGTATGATCCAAAATTTGGCGAGCCAATCAGCCCGGAGCAGACCGCAGAAGACGATATTTCGGCCAAGGACAACGGCACGGAAATCGTTGATGAAGCGCGCGACGATGAAGTAGCGAGCGAAGAACGCGAGTTCTTATCGGAAAGCCTTGCGGTCGATTACGTCCATTGGCAGGACTTCTTTACGTTCCCTGCAAATGCCCGCACATGGACCGAGGTTGAAGGTGTGGGACGCAGGCTGTTCATGTCGCGCAATGACATGAAAGACGCTGACTTCAAGGACTGGAAAACCATTCCGCTCGACCATGTGCCAAAGATGGAAGGCAATCAGGGTGGTGGCAGCACGGTTTCCGGTCAGGAAGGCGTGCAGGCAACCGTTTACGAAATCTGGTGGAAGCCGGAGCGGCGGGTTTATTTCATCGCCAAGAGCTATGACAAGGTTTGCAAGGAGGCCGATGACCCCTTGAAGCTGGAAGGCTTCTTTCCTTGCCCAGAGCCATTATCGGCCACCATGACCAACGACAGCATGATCCCCGTGCCGGATTATGCCGAAAGTCAGGATCAATATACCCAGATTGATGACCTGACCAAACGCATCGATATCTTGACGGCCTCGACCAAGGTGATTGGTGTTTATGACGCGGCTGCGCAGTCATTGAAACGTGTCTTCGAGGAAGCGAGCGAGCCGAACCTGATCCCAGTTGATAGCTGGGCAATGTTTGCCGAAAAGGGCGGCATCAAGGGCGCAATTGATTGGGTGCCGATCGAAGCCATCGCCAAGACGCTGAATATCCTGATTGAAGTGCGCACCAAGATCATTGAGGATCTGGACCGCACGACCGGCATTTCCGATATCATGCGCGGCACATCAGATGCCCGCGAAACCATGGGCGGGCAGCGCCTCAAGAGCAATAACAGCTCCACGCGGGTTCGCGAACGTCAGGATGACATGGCGCGATTTGCTCGCGATGTCATCTCGATCATGGCAGAGATCGTCTCGGAGCATTATTCGCCAGAGACACTGATTCAGATTTCAGGTGCGATGAATGATGAGGGGCTTGATCCTCCGTCATTGCCGAGCCCACCCTTACAACCGTCCGCGCAGCCATTGCCTCCTGCGCAGATGCCCCCGCAGGCCGGGCCGCCAGGTCATATGCAGACAGCAGCGCCTGCGGGGCCGCCATTGGAAACGCCTGAGCAAAAGCAGGCGCGCAAGCTCGAGCTGATTTCGCAAGCCATCATGCTTTTGCGCCAAGACAAGCTTCGGGGATTCCGGATCGACATTGAGACGGACTCGACCGTTCAGGGCGATGCCGAGCAGGAAAAGGCGCAGCGGATCGAGTTCCTGACCGCAACAACCAAGTTTATCGAGACAGCGGCACAAGTCACGGGGCTTGTCCCTGAGTTTGCGCCATTGGCCGCCAAGATGCTTGGCTTTGGCGTGCGTGGCTTCCGGGTTGGCCGCGACCTTGAAAGCGCGATTGACGACTTCTGCGACAAGGCAGAGCAGGACGCCAAGGAGCGCGCCGCCAATCCGCAACAGAAGCCTGACCCTGAAACGATCAAGGCCCAGACGGAGCAGATGAAGGCGCAAGCCGAGATCGATCGGCAGCGGGTTGAGAACGAAGGGGAGGCGGCTAATTCGGCTGCCAATCTCCGCATGAAAGAGATTGACATGCAGATGGAGCAAATGCGGCTCCGCATGGCTGAAATCAAGCTTGAGGAAACTCGCCTTCAGGTCATGGGAAAGGCTCATGAAGCCTCGGAAGGCGAGGCCGGCTCAACCAAGGGATTTGGTATTCATCCGGTCATTGCCGGCGAGCATATCGTAAAGGCAGCGCAGGCGATTGATTTAGCATCACGGCGTAATGCAGCTCCCAAGCGAATTATACGCGGGCCAGATGGCAAGGCATCTCATGTCGTGACGGAGTTTGCCGAATGAAGCAAATGGGCGAAATCATCGTTGATCATCGCGCATCGCCTGGATTGCCGGAAGATGTCGCGCGGTGGGCTGGATATGACCCAAGGTTCTGCCGTGAAGGCAAAATATACAAGCAGGAAACGCTACACTGCTCGCATTGCGATGCTCACATGGTGAAGAATCCATTTCGCGTTAGAGAGCGACACTACTGCTCGAAATGTGCTGGGCACTACATCTGCGATGCTTGCGCCTTTCTTGCCGTGCAGCCGGATTATGTCCACACGCCATATAAAAAGGTTGTCGATACCCTTCTCACCAAAGCAGCGATGGGTAGTCCCGTGAAACTGTTAACTCCATAGAGGAAATACAATGTCGAAGCGCATCTTTCAGGTTTCTACGTTCACCCCGACCGCGCAGGCAGATGGCGTTCTGTCTGCCGGCACGTTTGCTGCCCTCAAAGCAGGTTCGGCAACTGACATTCTGAAAATCGGAAAAGTCCTGCTTGAAGGGCAGGCTAGCTCGAGTTCGGTCACGGCGACCTGTCTTGCGCGATCCTCGACGCTGGCAATCACCCCGACTGCTCTTGCGCTGCCTAACTCGGATGCCCCGGTCAACATCGCGGCGACCGCGGTATCGACGGCGCCGGTTGCCATGGTCGCGGCCGCAACCCCTCCGAACCGTTCGCCGGCCGTTACTGTTGCGCGCCTCAATCTGACCTTCAATGCGTTCGGGGGAATCATTCAGTGGCAGACCAATCCGGGCTCCGAAGAGGAATGGGTTTCGGTCGGCACTGCAACAACCTCGAACTCTGAAACGGTCCTATCATCGGCTAACGTCGGCACAGCCGGCGCTATCGGGGCCAATATCTTCTACGAGGTTCTGTAAGAAAATTTTAAATGCCGACGCTATTCAACCTAGCGCGCATGACGACGGCCACGACGGGAACGGGGACAATTACGCTTGGATCCGCGGTTTCCGGATATCTCACATTTGCATTGGCCGGAGTCACCAATGGAACAGTGGTATCCTACGGAATCAAGGACGGCGCAAATTCGGAAGTAGGAACGGGGACCTATACATCGTCAGGAACAACACTTTCGAGAACCGTCACTGTATCGACCAACAGCAATTCGGCGATAAATCTTTCCGGAACTGCTGAAGTTTATATCACGGCTCGAGCAGAGGATATTGTTACTTATAGCGCTCCGGCATGGACGGTGTGGACACCGACGGTCACACCTGGCACTGGATCGTTTACGACTGTAAGCGCCACAGGCGGTTATTTTGCTATCGGAAAACTTGTTAATTTTTCTGTCACCATAACAATCACAACTGCTGGAACGGCATCCGGAGCGATGTCAATCCCATTGCCAATAGGCACAGCAGCTCGCCCTGCGATGGCTATGGTAGGCGAGACTAATGTAGTTGGTTTCAGTGGGTATGGCCGTATCGCATCGGGCGCAACTACAATTGGTGTCATCAATAAATATGACAACACAACTTTCATTGGAAATGGAAACGTCGTCACAATAACCGGCATTTATGAGCAAACCTGATGCTGGGGTTTGATGCACTAGCACGCTTGGCTCTTGGTCAAGTTCCTTTTGCCGATGCGCCATTTCGTCAATTAAATTTTGATCCTACCAAGCTGATTAGGTCAGCACCGCCGCAATTACTGCCCATCAATCTTAATCTCTATACCGTTCAGGTCGTAGCGAATCCGTTTAGTCAGTCGTCATGGCCGCCATCGAGGTTTGCGCGATTTACTCATGCGAAAATCCAGCAGTTAAATCTGCCATTACTCGCAAATCTAGGACCGTTTAGCCAAACATCGGTGCCATCATTCAGGGCAAGGTCGGCATCGGCGTTTCAGCCCCAGAATATTGCCTTAACTGCTTCTATCGGGCCGTTCAGGCAGGGAGATTTTGGCTCACCAAAGATATTGCGATCGTCGCCGCTTCAAGCGGTTCCATTCAATCTCAATCTGATCGCAAACCTTGGTCCGTTTACGCAGATCAATTGGCTTGCGCCGCAGCGGTCAATCGTTGCGCTCGCACTGGCACCTCCAAATGTGCCGCTGCTTGATATCCAGTCGAGGCCATTTGCGAACTTCATATTTACGGGGGCTGCCAGAGCCAGACTCAGCATTCCGGCTTATCCGGTCTTCAATATCCCGCTTGAAACGCCGGTTGATACTAACGATGGCGTTTGGGTTAAGCGCAAGCGCAAAAAGGTCGGTCCAGATCCGATTGAGCTTGAACTGGCAGAGAAGTCCAGCCGGCGCGCTGCGCTCGAGTTGGCGATCTACGGGCCTGAAGTCGAATTCACGATTCCAGCGCCTGTTTTTGAGTCGCCCAAGCCCTATGTTGACGTGAGCGAACTGGCAAAGGTCATTGCGCAGGCGCAGGCAGACCAGCATCAGGAATTGCGGTTAAAGGCCGAGGCTGACGAGGAAGCCGATCTGGAATCCATCTTGCGGGAGATTTTGTGATGCAAAGAATGTGTAAATCATGCGGGCAATGGCATGATCTGGACGAACCATGGCCTGAGAAGTGTTTCCGGCATTTTGAACGTAAGGGTTCGGCGCCCTATGTGATTTCTGACAATATGGATCCGACCAAACACCATGCGACAGGAAATATGATTTCGAGCAAGCGGGCGTTTTCCAAGGAAACCCGCGCGGCGGGGTGTGTCGAAATCGGAAATGAGCCAATTAAAGCCCGCAAGCCGATTCCGCTGGATAAAAGTCAACGCCGGGAGGCAATTAAGCGGACGATTTACGAATTGCGGAATGGCCGTGCGTAGAAAAAAACAGCTATTTCTGCTATCTATGTAAATCATGAGCGAGCTGGCCGATGATCAGACAATTGAAAATGATGTTGGCGGCATTTCGCCTGCGGAAATTCCTGCGGAACAATCATCCGGAACTGCTGAACGAGTAATTCCGGAGAAGACCGAAAAGCTTTCGCTTCGGGATCAGCTCAATAAATCGGTTGAGACGGTCAGGACCGAGGAAGCCAAGCGCGTCCGTGACGCAGCGACCGGCAAATTCACCAAATCAGATGCCAGCGCGGCTATTGAAAAGCCTGCTGCGGCAGAAATTCCCAAGCCTGAACAGAACGCGCAACCCGAGGCGTCAAAAACCGATGGGCCGCCCTCTGCATGGGCCAAAATCTGGGAAGGCCTAACTCCCGAGGCGCGGGCGATCGCAGTCAAACGCGAAACCGAAGTTGCCAAGGGATTTGAAGAGTACCGAGGTAAAACCGCTCAACTCCAGGAAATCTCGCAAGCCCTAGAGCCTCTCAAGCCTATGCTTCAACAGCAAGGCATTCAGAACGAGGCCCAAGCCGTCAAAAGGCTTTTGGAATGGGAAGGAAGCTTTCGCAATCCGCAGACGCGGATGCAGGCTTTCCAAAACCTTGCGCAGCAATACGGGGTTGATCTTTCAACACTGGTCCAAAATCCATCCCAAGCTCATCAAACGGCGCAGGACATTCCCGAGCCGCTACGGCCGGTTATCGACCAGTTCGGCAATATCGTTCAGGAAGTAAACGGCCTCAAGCAGGAGTTTCAACGCTCCCGCGAGGAACGCATTTCCAATGAACTGACTGCTTTCGCCAAGGATAAGCCGCACTTTGAAAAGGTGCGCGTGATCATGGGGCAACTCATGACATCAGGCATTGTCCAGCCCGGGGATCTTGAAGGCGCTTATCAAAAGGCGACTTCTCTTCATCCGGAAGTCTCGGCCGCGATAAGAGCGGAAGAGACGGCAAAAGCAGCAGCCGAACTTGCCAAGACCAACGCTGAAAAGGCTGCACGAGCTCGCGCGGCCGCCGTATCGCCATCACAGCGCTCTCCCAACGGAGCGTCGAATGGTGCGGCCGGCAAGCCGCGATCAAGCAGCGTCCGGGAAAGTCTCAATAACGCCATTGGTGAGTTGAGGGAGGGACAGCGGGCCTAACCCATGAGGGGTAGGCTATGGCCTTTCCGAATCTTTCTGAAATCGTGACGACCACCTTGCGTTCGCGCACGGGTGAACTTGCAGACAACATGAGCCGCAACAACGCTCTGTTGGCTCGTCTTTCCCGCAGGGGAAAGATCAAGACGTTCTCTGGCGGTCGAACCATCGTCCAGGAATTGAACTACGCCAATAACCAGACCTTCCAATGGTACTCCGGTTATCAGGTTCTCAACATCGCGCCTTCGCAGACCTTCTCTGCGGCTGAATTCCCCATTCGTCAGTCTGCCGTGGCTGTCTCCATCTCCGGTCTGGAAGAACTCCAGAACTCCGGCGAGGAAGCCATCATCGATCTCTTGGAAAGCCGTATCGAGAACGCAGAAGAGACGTTCATGAACGGCATGAGCCAAGGCATCTATGGCGACGGTACGGTGACGGGATCGGTCAATGGCCTTCAGCTCCTGATCGCGACATCTCCGACCTCAGGCCTTGTCGGCGGCATTGATCGATCGACGTGGACGTTCTGGCAGAACCAGGCTTATTCGTCGCTTACCAATGGCGGCGCGGCGGCAACGGCTGCGAACATCCAGCAGTATATGGATTCGCTTTGGGTGACGCTGGTGCGTGGGCGCGATTGCCCGGATCTGATCGTCGCTGACAACAACTACTACAAGCTTTACTGGCAGAGCTTGCAGGCCATTCAGCGCATTGCGAGCGAGAACGGCTCCGGTGAGCATGGCGCCCTGGGCTATCAGTCGCTCAAGTACAACACCGCTGATGTGGTGCTTGACGGCGGCTTCCAGGGCTTCTCGTCCGATCCGTTCCCCGGCGAGGTTTCCTCGACCGTGACCGGCCTCGGCGGTGCGCCGACCAATACGATGTACTTCGTCAACACGAAGTATCTGCATTGGCGTCCGCACGCTCGCCGCAACATGGTGCCGCTCGATCCCGATCGGTTCTCCGTCAATCAGGACGCAATGGTGAAACTCATGGGCTGGGCGGGCAATATGACGCTCAGCAATGCGTTCCTCCAAGGCGTGCTTTCGGCTTAAGGAGCAGAACACATGACTGTCGCAGGTTATAATACCCTCAACACCGAAGGCATTGATTTTACGGCGACCTATACCGGCTACAATCAGGCCAGCGCCGTATCATCGACCAACACGCCTGATTATCCAGGCCCGACTGGCCCGTTTGTTCTTGGCCAAGTTGCCAAGGGCATCGATGGATCTGAGTTCGTCTACGTTCTCGCGGGTGGCACGATTGCCGCTGGTGATGTGCTGATCATCACCAACACCGCTGCATTGTGGACGGCCAACTCCATCACGACAAACAACGCGGTCGGCCTTCTGGGCGACCTTGTTGCGGTTGCTCTCGTGGCGATTGCGTCCGGTTCCTATGGCTGGGTGCAGCGCGCGGGCAAGTGCGCCACGCTGAACACCGTCGCATCTGTTGCGGCGAATGCCCAGCTTCGCACCACGTCAACGGCTGGTCGTTTGACCGGCACGAGCACGGCTGGATCGACCACGAAGATCAGCGGCATCGTGTTGGCGGCTTCTGCAACGGGCACGGCAGGCGCCTTCCAGGAAGGCGTCCTCAACTTCCCGACCATCAGCACGGGCGATTAATGTTCGCGCCAGCGATCAACATCAACGACTCGGGCGGGGTTCAGTCCCCGCCCGAACCTATTGAAATTGAGATCTACACGAATTTTCCAGCAGAAACGCTTGAGCGAAACATTCGGGAGAATGCGAAGCGCAACCTTCCATTCCTGACAAGCCAGAGTTTCGAAAATACCAATGAGCCGTTGGCGATCGTCGCGGGAGGTCCAACCCTCAAAACGACAATCAATGAACTGCGCAAATTCAAGCATGTGATGGTTTGCGGGTCAGCGCACGATCATCTGATTTCGCAAGGTATCAAGCCAAGCTATGCCGTGTTTTGTGACGGAATGCCTCATCCTCCGTTCTTTTCCGAGATAGCTAAGAACTGCCAGTATCTACTGGCCACGCAATGCGATCCATCGTTGTTTGATCATCTGGCAGACCGCAAGATCATGATGTGGGATTGCGAGGATGCCGGCCTTGATGTCGGAACTTACGCGGGGCGTAAACGTATCGTTGGCGGATCAACGGTGGCCATGCGAGCGCCTGCGCTTGGCATGTTGCTTGGATTTTCAGATTTTCATTTCTTTGGCGTAGATTCCTCGTTCGAAGACGAGATCGATCGTCACGCTTATGATTATGCAGACGAGAGCGATGTCTTGCCGGCGCGGATGGTCGAATTCAACGGGCGCCTGTTCAAGACATGCAACGCCTTTGTGGCGCAGGCGCAGGACTTCCAAAGCACACTGAAAAAATACGGAACGCTTTTCAACGTCACCGTTCACGGCGATAGCCTTCTGCGCGCCGTCTGGATGGACATGGTTGAAAAGCGAGATGCGTTATTCAAACGGGAGAAAGCAGCATGAGTGATTCATATACGGAGTTTCGGCCGGCAACGGGAATGGATCGCGCCTCGATCGATTCCCAAGGCTACGGCATGGTTCAGTATGGGCCGACCGACGACAAGCTGATTGTCGGCTTCTACAAGAAGTCGGTTCTCAATGCCGCGCGCTCGCGAGAAATGGGCAAGCCGGTTCACGAGGGCCGAGATTTCGTCAAGATCCAGCACCCCGGCGAAACGCTTAATATCGTCGATCGTCCAGTCAAGGATGACGACAAGCAGCGCTGGCCTCGGCAATGGCACAGCTATCAGCAAGGCGTTCGTCAAGTACCAGATGGCGTGCCGATCAATCTCTTGTTTCCGTCGAAGCCTGAAATCGAAACCATGCTTCGCGGTTACAATATCCATACGGTTGAGCAGCTCGCCAATCTATCAGGCGAAGCCATTGGCACGGTCGGCATGGGTGCGCAGGATTGGGTCAATGCAGCCCAGCGCTATATGGAGCGCGCCAACAAGGGCGTGAACCATCATCAATTTGAGAAGGCCTTAGCGGAGAAGGATTCTCGCATCGCCATGCTTGAGCGTCAGGTGGCAGAGGTCACTGCACTGGTTCGCCAGCAGCAGACGCAGCCAAATCCTCAGACGACTGATTTCCAGACGCTTCAAATCAATGCACTGCATGAAAGCGAAGTCAGGCCGTACACGCCGCCTGGTGCCGAGTTCGTACAGGACTTGTCTGGAATGACCACGCAACCGAAACGCCGAGGCCGTCCGCCAAAGCAACACTAGGAGATCATGAAATGACGAGTGCAAAGGACTTGATGAGTCTTGGTTTAGCATGGGGTCTGGCCCAGGCAGAAGGGTTTTCAGATATTGCCATTACGGCGGCTGGGTCTGCCACGACAGACGCGACGGTATGTGACGCACAGAACGATGTGTTTCGCATGACGGCGACAGGTGCCGACGGCATTCGCATGAATACCAGCACGCCATTGTTGCAGCCAATTTTCATCTCCAATGTTTCTGGGTCAACCGGGAAGGTCTATCCAGCGACTGGTGGCAACTTCAATGGCGGCTCGACCGATGCCGCGATTTCTGTCGGTGCTAACAAGTGCCTAATCGTCATGCGGTTTTCGACCACGGGCTGGCTTTCAAACCTGTCGGCATAATCCATGGCGCAACTGACCCTTTTGCAGATCGCACAGGCCGTCACGGGTGAGCTTGGATTAGTCCAGCCATCCGTGGTCGTCGGCGCGACAGATTTGCAGACGGTTCAGATCCTTAACTTGATCAATCGCGAGGGTGACAATCTCAAGCGGACACACAACTGGACGCAACTCCAGACCTTGTTCACGCTCAATGTTGGTCCTCCGACCGTCACGACGGGGAATGTCACGTTAAGCTCTCCTGTCATCACCAATATACCATCGACGGCTGGCCTTACCGCTGAACTGTTCTGCGTGTCAGGATCGCAGATTCCGGTTGCAGCAAGACTTCTAAATTTAGGGGACCAGAACGGAAACAATCCAACCACATCAGTAACACTCGATATGGTCGCGACGGGAACGGTTGCGAATACTGCGTTGACGTTCGCGCAGGATACATACCCTGAAAATGCGGACTTTGATCGATTCCTGAATGGCACGGCATGGGATCGAACAAACCGGTGGGCATTGCTTGGTCCTGATAGTCCCCAACTGGACGAATATCATCGCTCTGGCATCGTCACGACGGGACCACGGCGGCATTTTCGCCAAGTCGGCAATCTAACTGCCGGTACGTATCGCATTTGGCCGGCGCCGGCCATCGTTGACACGCCATTCCAGATTGCGTGGGAATATCTCTCGCTGAACTGGGTTCGGGTGAACGGCGGATCGACGCTCGCTGCATCCATGGTCAATGATGCAGATACGCCGATCCTGGATAGCCAGGCGCTTATCCTCGGAGCTAAGTGGCGCTTCCTGCAAGCCAAGGGCATTCCGACTGCTGCATCGATGCAGACGGAATATCTTGATTATGTCCAGCAACTGATTGCGCGCGATGGCGGTGCGCCGACGCTGACGATGGGACGGCGTTGGACGCCATATCTGTTGAACACTGGCAATGTTCAGGATGCCAACTTCCCTGCCGGCGCGGGGAGTGCCTGATGCGCGCCACGATCGCACGGGAAATGAACCACAAGACTGCCAATCCATTCATGGGTGGAACGGGTCAGGCTTATCCGATGTCGATTCCTGCCTCGGTAGGCGGATGGGATCAGATTTCATCTTTGGCAAATATGCCGCCTGATCATGCGGTGCAGCTCGACAACTGGATTCCTCGTCCCGGCTATCTTGAAATCCGCAGGGGCTCGAGGTCTTGGGCATCCGGGATTGGGACTTCGACTTCTCCCGTCGAAACCATCATGGCCTATAATTCTCCGAACACGAGCAATTCAAAACTGTTCGCGGTCGGCGGCGGTGCTTTCTATGATGCTACGGCCGGAGGCGTTGCGACGATCACGACTGTCACGGGCCTTTCCAGCAACCGTTGGCAATATACCAATTTTACGAACGCAGCAGTTAATGCGTGGCTTGTATGCGCCAATGGCGTCGATGCGCCGCGCATCTATGACGGCACAAGCTGGGCAGCAATGACGCTTTCAGGCGTCACGTCGAACAATATCGCGTCATGGACTTCGTGGAAGGGCAGGCTTTGGTGCACGCTCGTTAATTCGACGAATGTCGGCTATCTCGGCAATAGCGCGATTTCCGGCGCTGTGACGACGTTTGATCTCGGCCAGCAGATGACGCGCGGCGGATATATCGTCGCAATCTCGACATGGACGCAGGATTCCAAGCAGACGGTTGATGAATACATCGCGTTCATCTCTTCACGTGGTCAGGTCATAGTCTATCAGGGCACTGACCCAACCACGGCAAACACGTTTGCGCTCGTGGGTGTCTACGATCTCGGCGCGCCGATCGGGAAGCGCTGTTTTCTTCGGATTTCAGGCAATCTCTGGATCATCTGTGTTGATGGCGTTCTGCCGATGTCAGAAATGCTGACGCAGGATCGTGCGGCTGCGGCCAAGGTTGCGCCGACCACGAATATTCAGAACGCCATGATGAATTCTGCGCGTCTCTATAATGGCAATTTTGGGTGGCAGTTCATCGAATATGCCAAGGGACAATTGGCGATCCTGAACATTCCGCAGGTCGAGAACAACACATCCGTTCAGTATGTCATGAACACGCTGACAGGCGCATGGTGCCAGTTCACAGGTATCGATGCCAATTGCTGGGAAGTGTTGAACGATGTCCCGTACTTCGGCGCTAACGATGGCCGCATCTATCAATGGGACTATGGTTCAGGCGACTATATCGGAGATGAAGGTTTTCCGATTACGGCAACGGTTCAGACCGCGTTCAATTATTTTGACAGTCGCGGGCATCTCAAGCGCTGGACAATGGTTCGCCCAATCCTGACGACAGATGGCAGCGTCACGCCTGGGGTTGGTCTTAACATCGATTTCGGAACTGATGCGCCGATCTCCATTCCATCGGATGCCACGACAGTCTCCGCGCTGTGGGACGTTGCGCTGTGGGACGTTGCATTGTGGCCCGTGAATTCGTCTGTTGTAGCGAACTGGACAACGGTTGAAGGCATCGGACAATGCGCTTCGATCCTAACGAAGGTTTCGACTGTCGATAATGGGCAGGCCAATGGCGTTACACTGCAATTGAATAGCTGGGATTTGATTGCTGAACCGGGGAGGGCATTCTTTTGAAAACATTCCTTCTCGGTCAGGACGTGATGGTTGCGAATTGGGTGTTCAAGACATTCAATTTTCATCCTGTGCCGTTCTGCATGGCGGTTGGCATCATTGAGAAAGACTGCCTGATCGGCGGCTGTCTCTTTCATGCCCATAACGGACCCGATGTCGAAGTCTCGTTCTATGGACCGGGAGCGCTTGATCTAAGCGTTTGCCGTGGGCTTGCGCGTCTTGCGATCAACCGTCTTGGCGTGTCGCGGATTACGGCTCGCACATCTCGTTCAAATAAAACCATGACACGCGGCATTCGCAAGGTTGGCTTCCAATATGAAGGCGTCCGCAAGTTCGGTTACGGCGAACAGGACGCCATCATGTACGGCCTCTATGGCAAAAACCTCGCTAAACTCGCGGGAAGGGCGCTTCACTAATGAGCTTCAGCGCACCTAAAGCACCTGATCCGACAGCAACGTCAAATACTCAGCAGCAATTTAATGTGCAAGCTGCGGGTGATCAGAACAAGATAAACTCATATAACCAATCAAATGCATTTGGTTCGCAGAACTATGTGCAGGACGCTAGTTCGCCATCAGGATATCGGCTGAATACAAGCTTGTCTGCGCCTCTCCAGTCTATCTTCAACACGCAGACAGGAACAGTCAATGATCTTGCGAACAATTCTGCTGGAATGTATTCGCGGCCGTATGACTTGAATGCTGCGTCGGCGGCGACGGCCAAGAATCTCAATTCATGGCAGCAGCAATATCTTCAGCCTATTTTCGACCAGCAGGCGTCCAACACGGAAGCACAGCTTCGCAATCAGGGACTGATGCCTGGAACTGAGGCGTACGACAATGCAAAGAATCTATTGGCTCGCAATCAGGGCGATATCACTAATCAATATTTGACGAATAACCAAGGGCAGGCGTTCGGTCAGGCATTGCAGGCCTATCAGACGCCATTGCAGACAATCGCCGGATTACAGCAAACGATTCCCGGCAATCCTCAGTTTGCCAATACGCCGACTTCGCAAATTCAGCCGGCTAACTATCAGGGTGCGGTTCAATCGAACTACCAGAACCAGCTTCAGAACTACGAAAACACTTGGAACAACATCGGGAAGCTTGGAACGGCTGCGGTTGGCTTGGCGGCTGCGCCGCTCACTGGCGGTACGTCGTTGGCCGCATCAATTCCGGGAATGTTCAATAGCGCGACAAACGGCATGTTCCAGTCAAATCCATATGGCTCGATGCCTAGGATCGGCGGAGGGTGGGGCTGATGGCTGACTATTTTTCGCAGCAACCTAACTTCGTGAATCCGTCCTATGCAACACCTGAGCAGCTTGCGAACCAGCGCGCCTATGCGGAAGCATTGACGAAGCGTAGCGGTGAAAACGTCAATCGCCCGACCGGCGCATTGGCCAACATGATTACGGCTTTGACGGCTGGCCTTGAGCGTAACCGCGCCAACGAAATCCAGTCGCAGGCGGCGGGGCAGAACGCGGGCGATGTCAGCTCGTTGATTGCTCAGTTGCAGGGAGGTCAGAAGATAGATCCGCAGACGGCGGGAAGGGTTTACGCAAACCCGATGGCATCTCCAGAGCATCGCGCCCTCATAGGTGCTCTGGTGACTCCGCAGCCTATCAAATCAGAATATGGGCAGCCAGCATATCAAAGCCCATCCAGCGGGGTTCAGCCTGCTCCTATCGCAGGACAGCCCGGAAACTTTCAGCCAGCGTATCGCGTCAATCAAGGCGCGGAAGGCGTTCACACGGATGCGCCTGTTGCGGCTCCCGGCGCTCCAATTCCATCCACTCCGCGCGTCGTCGGTGACAAGGAAGCCGTTGCAAGAGGTCTTTATCCAGCTCCGCAAGCGCTGGGGAGCGGCGGCGGGGAGCCGACGCCTGGTGCGGTTCTCCCGACTGCGCCGGCGTCGGCTGTTCCCAATAGGCCAATGAACCTTGATGAACTGGCGGCGAAGGGACGCCAGTTCGCGGCGGAAAAGGAACGCACGCAAGGCGGCGCAAAAGGCGAAGCCGGTGTCATCGAAAGCGATGTCAAGCGCGCCGCAGCGGCTCCTGAAACCCTCAAGGGTTTGGGGATTATGAAAAACACCATTCAGAGTGTAGGCGACCAAATGACATTTGGGCCGACCGCAAAGCTTTCAAACGAGGCGCGTCGCGTCATCTCTAACTATGCACCTGGCCTTGTTGATGAGAAGGCATTGGCTGGATCTGATGCCATTGAAAAACTCAATCTCGGTTTGGCCGGTTCGCTATCTCAGCAACTCGGTTTGAACCCATCCGATATTTACCGATCAGTGGCCTCCGTTCCCGGAAATGAAAAGAGCAAGGCTGGCACGCTTGCGCTCATCAATATGATGGAACAGGCCGCGCGCAATGATCAGTATGTCGGAACAGCGCTATATCAGCAGCACAAGGGCGATCTTGGAGGATTCCAGCAGGCGCGCGCTGACTACTACGCGCATCATCCGATCATCAATCCGATCACGGGTAATGCGGTCGAGATTGACGCCAAGAATACGTCTCAGCAGCAACAGGGAGGGCCGATCAGCGTTTCGTCTCCCGAGGAAGCCAGAAAACTTCCCAAGGGAACGCCAATTCGTTTGCCTGACGGTCGAACCGGAGTTGTGCCTTGATGGCCGATCCATGGGCAGAATTCATCCCGCAGGCTGCACCGAAACAGGGTGGTGCAGATCCATGGGCTGAGTTTGTCGCGCCGGAAATGTCTGCCGGCGAGAAAGCCATCGACGCATATAAAGGACTCGGAACAGGTGCCATCAAAGGCACGCTTGCGCTTGGGGGCTTGCCGGGTGATTTGATCGGTCTTGGTGCAAAGGGCATCGAGAAGGCTTCCAATGCGGTCTCTGACGCGCTTGGCGTCGAGCGCTATCAGCGTCCCGCACCGGGCGAGTCTCCCATTCTTGATACGATCAAGTCTGGCCTTGAGAAGATTCCGACTACGCAAAGCCTGACTGAAAATCTTAGATCGGCATTGGGGGAGGATTTCTATCATCCAAAATCAGAGTACGGAAAGGCGGCCGAAAAAATCGGTGAATTCGTTCCGGGGTCGGTAGCTGCTATTCCATCTGGCGGCGGTTCCGTTCTTGGAAACATGGCGAGTGGAGGCCTTCGCTATGCCGTGGCTCCTGGGCTTGCGACTTATGCCGCTGAAAAATATCTGCCTGAAAGCGACTATAAACCTTATCTTGTGGCTGGTGCTGGCGTTGCTGGTAGCATCCCAAATCCAGCTCGCATTATTACGCCAATTGAGGCGTCACCAGCAAAGCAGGCTGCGGTTGCTGCGCTCGAGCGCGAAGGCATCACGTCGCTGACGGCAGGCCAGCGCACCGGAAACAAATCGCTTCAATATCTCGAAAGCGCTGCGAGCCATGCTCCGGGTGCAGGTGGCGTCGCCCATCGCATGGAAGAGGAAGCCGGCCACCAATTCACTGAAGCAGCCATGCGTCGCGCCGGTGCTGAAGGCATTGCCACCCCGGAAGTTCTCGCAGCCAATCAGCGGCGTCTCGGTCGGGCATTCGAGGACTTATCCGCGCGCAATAGTCTTGTCCCTGATAATCACTTCATCAACGATCTGACGGATGCAGTGCGTGATTATCGCAATGTCCCTCCATCTCAGCAACGCCAGATCGTCCAAGGCTACATCGACGATATTGTTAATCACGTGAATAGCGGTCACATGCCTGGTGCTCAGTATCAGGAAATGCGCTCGCGTCTTTCGCGGCAATCAAAGGCTTACGCCAACGCAGATCCGGCCTTGTCTGGCGCGCTAGGGGACATGAGAAACGCGCTCGATAGCGCCATGGGCCGGTCCATTTCGCCGGCAGATCAGGAAGCATGGCAGGCCGCGCGCCGCGAATATGGTGCTCAAAAAGTTTTGGAGAAGTCTGCTTCTCGTGCCGGCGAGGCAACTGCCGAAGGCCGCATAACGCCGGCTAATCTACGCAACACGGTTTCAGCAGAAAATCGCGGCGCTTATGCGCGTGGCGAAGGACCGTTCAACGAACTCGCGCGATCAGGCGTTAGCGTCATGACACCACTGCCAAATTCTGGCACGGCTCAGCGTACGAATGCCTTTCATCTCTTGAACGCCGGATTACTCGGTATCCCGCAGGCGTTGGCTGGGCGCGTGGTGATGTCGCCTCCGGTGCAATCCTATCTCGCAAATCAACTGATGAATGGCGCGCTACCAAAAAATCAGGCAGCGCAGCACCTACTCATGATCGAGGCGCTTCA